TGAAGATTAACGCATTAGAAGATAGATTAAATAAAAAAATACAGAATGTATTAGACAATCCTCTCGCAGATTAGGAGAAAATCATGCGAGTTAAAGTTACATTTAGTAATGGAACATCTATGATTGGGACTTTACCCAAAGACGAATATATTTCATCTCTAAACCATGATCAGATTATACCGTGGATTATGAATGACGATAGACAATTTGTGCCTTTTGTACAACCTAATGGTCGTGAAGTGTGGTTAGCAAAGACTGCTATTGCCTACATCGTAGAAGACTATGAAGAATTATAGTATAAAGTTTTTAATGGTGTGTATTGTGGGTTTAATTATTGGTATTATTATTGGAGGCATAATTGTCATATTCTGATAAAGTGATGGACCACTACGAGAATCCTCGTAATGTGGGAAGACTAGACAAAGAAGCAGAAGATGTTGGCACTGGCATGGTCGGGGCCCCTGCTTGTGGTGATGTAATGCTTTTACAAATACAGGTGAATGATGATGGAATTATCGAAGATGCTAAATTTAAAACCTACGGATGCGGAAGTGCTATCGCGTCTTCCAGCCTCCTTACCGAATGGGTTAAAGGTCGCAATCTTGATGAAGCTGGGAGTATTAGAAACACCCAGATCGCAGAAGAACTCTGCCTCCCTCCCGTCAAAATCCACTGTAGTGTCCTTGCAGAAGATGCGATCAAAGCTGCGATAAAAGATTATAGGAAGAAACACGTCATATAAATATCAAAAACAACAAAGGAGATCTAAAATGGAACTGTTAATAGATTTGATGTCAACATTTTGGCAATGGGCAATCCTCGCTGTGCTGGTAGTCACCGGTTTTGTAATCAGTCACTTTGACGGGCAAGGCGAACTACGTGTAGGGTTTACTTACAAGAATATGCCTAAGATGTCACCGTTGCCTATCGCAACCAAAGACAAAGGATTCTTCAAAGGAGTCTGGATGTGGTTGATGGGCACACGACAGTGGGAGATCGTAGAGGACTGGCACTATCAGTTAGGTGATAATAAATTTGTTGTTCCAGCTGGATTTCAGTTTGATGGTGCATCAGTGCCTAAGTTTCTCGCAACGTTCTTATCACCCGTGGGTGTGTTGTTGATGGGTGGGTTGGTACACGACTATGCTTACAAGTATGCAGGATTAAAAACAGCAGGAACTAAGAAAGAACAGATGTTAGAATGGAACTTAGATCAAAAGATGGCAGACGAATTGTTCCGTGACATCTGTATTGAAGTCAACGGTTTCAAAGTACTGAACTATCTCGCATATTGGTCGCTCCGTCTTGCTGGTTTCGTAGCGTGGAACGGGCATCGTGACCGCGATCAATTTGATCTCAAAGGTAAGAGGATTGTACCATGAAATATTTAACAAAACTTATGCAAGAACGGACTTCTTTTGACGGTTTGACATTAATTGCCATCTGTGGTAGTATTATACTCTTCGGCGGTATTGCAAAGTTAGCAGCATATGCAGGTTTAGCCTACGGCATGTGGACACTTTTAAAAACCGAAAAGTAATTGTAAATGGTCATTTGTGTTTGTCGGAATATCAAAGAAAGCGACTATCCCAATAAAGATGACTTGATAAGAAGACTGTACGAGTCTGACACTAAATGCAGTAAATGTATAGAAAACTTGACAATACACCCTGATGGTGATATAATATGCACATCATCAAACAAAGGGTTACACTATGAACGGGAAAAAATCTAAACTGTTGCGAAAAGCAGGAAATTCTACCTCAGAAGGTAAAAGATTATATGCAAGTTTGCCCAGAACTTCAAGAGAATTTGCGTCAAAAATTTTAACTTTACGTGCAGAAAATCCGGTCGATCAAACTCAACCTGCTCAACCAGATCTTCACCAAAGCGGATTCAACAGGAAGAGTCGACAGATAATTGCTTCTCGCGCGAAAGAGTTATTAAGACAAAGACGTGCAAATCCAACGGAAGAGTTTTCTAAACTACGTAAAAGTGAGCAAGCACAAATTTGCATCGAAGAAGCGGCCAACGAAATGCGAGGTCAAGTTGTAACTGCTCTGCGACAAATGCAGAAAGAATATGACGAAAAGAAAGTCGAGTCTGAGACAGACTCGGAACCATCCGAAGGCGTAGAATAATATGCTAAAGTTATACAAACATTTGCCGAGAGCTATGACAAAAGATAACGAAAAAATCTCAAAAAGTAAACTAAAAATTCTTAGTCAAAAGGATTTTGAGAGTAAGATTTCTGCAATCGTAAGAGAGAAATCGCCTATTACTATGATAGACGCTATCGTATTGTACTGCGAAAAAAATAATGTTGAAATCGAAACTGCCGCAGCATTAGTTACCGCGCAAATGAAATCTAAGTTAGAAAAGGAAGCTATTAGTCAGCGGATGGTAGAATCCAAAGGCGCAAAACTACCCATAGGAGATTGATATTGGACCCTTTATGTGCATATAGTACGTATGTCGCACTGAAAAACCATTTCACCTCCGACAGCTACGACTATTTTAAGTATCAAAAGAAATCCAACGTATCATCAAAATCTCTGGATAAGAGATCGGACAAATACTTCTTTTTCCGACTTGCCAAGAAGGGTGATACCGTAGAAGACTTTTTAGTGGCAAACCTAATAGAAAATCCCAATATTTGGGTAGGTGAATTATTAAGTGATAAGGGAGAAGTTACATATAAAGACTGGAAACGAAAACGCGAGTCATTATCATACGCTTTCAAAGAAGAAATAGAGTTCTTTAATGGGTTAGTGCCAAAAGATCTGGACGAAATGTTTGCTGTAAAATCTGGAGAACATCCAGTAATAATAAAGAAATATTTCCAGAAAGAAATTAGTCTCGAAACATTAATAATTTTAAATGAACTCTTGACATTTATGAAAAAGTATGATACTATAATAAATGATCCGTTATACAACGAGGTCAGCAGGATGTGCAAGAAGTATCGTCCATTTATGGATATTGATACTTCGAAGTGCAAATCTATTATTAAATCTGTAATGGGTTTATAAATAGTGGTATATTATGAATGAAGTGGATAAAACGAAATAAAACAAACTAAAACAAAACATACGAGGCAACAAAACATGGCTACAAACTTTGCAGAACTTAAGCGACAACGTAACAAAGATCTTCAGAAACTCACAACTGAAGTAAATAAACTCAATGAAGGACCAGAAAAGAAGTCTTACGAGGACACACGTTTCTGGCGCCCCGTAGTGGACAAGTCTGGTAACGGTTATGCTGTTATCCGATTCTTACCCGCTCCCGCTGGGGAAGACATGCCGTGGGTGCAAACCTTTTCTCACGGATTCCAAGGTCCTACTGGCAAGTGGTACATTGAGAACTCTCTAACTACAATCAACCAAAAAGATCCTGTATCTGAACTAAACTCTCAGTTATGGAATGATGGTACCGATGAAGGTAAAGAGACCGCACGTAAACAGAAACGACGATTGCAATACATTGCAAACATCTATGTTGTGAAGGATCCGTCAAATCCTGAAAACGAAGGTGAAGTCAAGTTGTTTAAGTTTGGTAAAAAAATCTTTGACAAGTTGAATGATATGATGAATCCAGAGTTTGAAGATGAGACTCCAGTAAATCCTTTTGATTTATGGGAAGGTGCAAACTTTAAATTGAAGATTCGTAATGTAGAAGGCTACAGAAACTACGACAAATCAGAATTCGATACTCCAGCACCCGCTTCTGAAGCAGATGATGATTTAGAGCGAATCTGGTCATTGGAACACGGTTTAACCGAATTCATTAGTGCTGAAAACTTTAAGACTTATGATGAGTTGAAAACGCGATTGATGTTTGTTCTTGATCGAGATGAAGAACGTACTTATAGTCAGCCTGCCGCTGCTCCAACACCCCAACCGGTTGTGGAAGAGCCTAAAGCAGAAACAAAATCTGAAGACCCTTGGGCTGAAGATAATGATGATGATGGGCTAACCTACTTCGAAAAGCTTGCAGAAGCATAATCGAATAACCAAACACAAAGGGGGCGATAAGCCCCCTTTTTTTGTCTACATAGAACCTATTCCGATATGACCCATAGTGATTCCCCTAACGTTAACCGCGAGCATAGGGTTGAAATCCCTAACACCAACATTAGCTATATTGACGTTGTTGATAACATCATTACTAGTCATGTTGTTGCTGCCGATGATAGCTGGGTTTGAACTTATTACATTCTGATTTTCTACAGCAGTTCCCCCAACCACTAGATTGTCGGCGCTACCAGTTCCAGAATTATTGTTCATAACTTCAACCACACCTTCGGCGGCCAACGCCGCTACCCCAGAACCCACATTGGTATCAAATTCTCCAGCCGACACATTGTTGCTGGTCAAACCACCACCAACAATCTGGCCGAGCGCAGTCTCTTCTATTTCGTTGAGTGTGCGAGTATCTTTCATCTGAGCGACGCCACCACCACCAGATCCAAACTCTGACATATCAGAAAATAAGTCTACCTGTTCTTTAGTTGCGTTACCATTCATTTCTGCAGCTTGCAACTGTAAGTTTGCTGCTTGCATAAACACCTCAGAACTCTTAAGAAGTTCTGCAGCTAATGCCATATCCCCAGATTCCATGGCAGATTCAATCGCCTTTCTGTAATTCTCTTTCGCCTCATCAACCTCTTTTTGCGATTTAATGTTATCAAGACTTTCGGCAACATTAGGATCAATTTCGGAGAACTGATCCGACAAACTCTCAAGTTCTGCTTCCACAGCATCCAAAGCAGCTTTTGCTTGAATTGTGGCTTGCCGAGCCATAAACTCGGCCTGTTCTTCTTTTGAGTAGAACGTGGAAAAATATCCTTGCATCGTTTTGCCGAACATTTGTTGTCCACCCAACATCTCAACAAAATTAGCTTTTGCTCCTGCAATAGCCAGTTTCTTTTGTTCTTCTGTGGGTTCAACTGGGGTGGCACCGGCGCTGGCTGCAGCGGCCATCGCTCTGGCATTCATAAGGGAATATATATCGATCCCGTAACCATTCGGTCCACCCCTACCCCCAGCAAATTCATAGTCTAGGGCAGAAGCCCCCGCCTCGCCGCCAATTTGCGAGATCATATTTTTATAGAAAGGGGTATCTTCAAAATTGAAGTTGAACATGCCGTTGCCAGCAGAGAACAATCCGTCGTTCTCTGCCATCTTGTTAAACATATCATTAGTTTTTTCTGCAGTGTATCCTAATGCATCAAACCAATATGCAACATTCTCTGTAGCGGATGCCATTCTTCCAAATGTGTCTAGTGTACTTTCACCCTCTTTAGCAAATCTCGAAACGTCACCATATGTCATTTTTATTGCGTCAGACGCATATGTCATCATCGCATCTGCAATTGCCTTCTGCTGTTCTTTTGCGGACATGCCGGTGAGGTCTATCTTATATGCTTTGGTGAATCCAACAACATCATCTGCACCCATTCCCATAACATCGGCGAGTTTGCCAATTCCGGTTTGTAGCTCACCAGCAGCATCACTAAAGAAATCAATTAGTCCCTGATCCATTGCTGAATAATCAGTACCTTTTTTGTCGGAACGATATTTGCCACCCTTTTTAATCCATTCTGAGTATTGTTGACCTGTTGTTTCTGTACCAAGTTCAATATCTAATCCTGTGGCAGTAACTTTTTTGGCTTTTCTTCCAAATAATCGATTCAAACCACCCATTACTACACCAACAACAGCAGATCCTACAGGACCAAAAAACGCGCCAACTGCGCCAGCAATTTTATTCAAATGTTTATTAATCTCGTAACCACCACTTAGCATATTGGCAATGGCATATGTCATCATACCATTGCCGATGGCGCCTGCGGCAGCACCCATCGTACCTGATACTGTGCTTTGCCCTAACCCCCCAGTGAGATTAAATCCAGTTGCTGCTCCCGATTGCATACCAGCACCAAAGTTTCCGAGCATTGAGCCAGCTTTACCCATAAGACCAGTCTTGGCAGCTCCACTCAGCGCAGCATTTCCCATACCAGCCTGACTCAGCGCCGCCAACCCCTGTTGCCCGTACATTTTTGCAGCCTGAGAAGCGACCATTCGAGAACCTAAATTCGCAATACCGCCACCAATGATTCCTCCAGCAGCACCACCTTTAATCAGAGAATATATGTTCAGCCCCGCACCAATGGCGCCTCTGGCATTACTTACCGGCGCGCCATTCCAGAGTGCCGATATGGCATTCAACCCGCCAGCAAAACTTGGATGATTTAATGTTTCAGAAAAGTTCGAAAACCCACCACCCGGCGCCGCAAGATCTTTTGCGAAAGCGTATACGGCAGAGTTTGCATTACCTTCAAAACCAAGTTCGCCGGAAAGTTTCGAACCAATCAAATCTCCTAATTTTGATCCGGTAAAGTTTCCCTGAAAACTCCCACCGAAAGTTCCAGCCAAATCGGTACCGCTGCCTTTAGCGTCAGCAAAGAAATCTTTAAATACTCCAGTAAAATCACTAACAGTTTCTTTGATTGAACCAAAAGTTTCAGAAATCTTGTCAAATAAACCACCTTCACCTTTTCCTAAGAAACTGCCTAAAACATCACCAATTTTTCCGAGTTTACTGTCCTTACCAAATATAGATCCGAAAATGTTCCCTAGCGGTCCTCCACTATCTTCACCTTTCAGTAAAGGTCCAACCAAAGATCTCATCAGTTCCGATTGCCCAGCAAGCATTCTATCAACACCAACGTGGTACGCTCGTTGCATTTCAGAATTGAGGTTCGCTTGGTGGTCCGCATTTGCAACCGCTAACGCTTCCTGCTGAAGTCTTTCCGCTTCGGACAGTTCGGCAGCATTATCCATAGCTTCAACGTTGCCGTCGTTGATAATATTCCCAACGTCAGTCGTTGCAGTTGTTATAGCATCAGTCTGCTCTGTAGTATCACCCTTTGTTGGTGGCTGTTCTTCTGGTGGTTTTTCTGTGCCCTCTTCGGATGTTTCTGTACCCTCTTCGGATGTTTCTGTACCCGCTGCTGGCGACGGTGACGGAACTGGGTCTGCTCCGGCGGCCGCTCTTCTGTTTTGTTCAGCAAGCACCTGATCGTACTTTGTATTATCTATATTGTTTTCGGATTGCCACAGTCTTTGAGCCTCCAAAGCCTCTTCGAATTTTTTTTGTGCCGTATCAATGATCCGCCGGTTGTTGCCAAAAAAGTCATCCTTAACATTACCATCAACATCGTAATACCTTTGATTATTCAACACTTCAATGTAGTTGGCTTGCGCATTATCTACCTGACGTTGTTTCTTTTCTGCTTGTTTCTTTTGCTCTTCAGACACTTCGGCTTGGGTATTTTGCGCCAACCACGCATCGACATCTCGATCCGTCCAATCTTCTACCGGGCCCGACTTTTCAAATCTGTCTATAGTTCCTATACCGGAGCCCGGAAGAAGATTATTAAATTTATTAATCAGATAATTTATAGCATCTATTATAACGTTACCGAGAGCTTTGAATGAGTTTGTTATCACTCGGCTCAAATCAATGCCCGCAGATTTCATCTTGTCAACATCCCAAGTGACAATCGCAGCAAGAAGTTTAAATATGCTCACAATCCCTTTCATGAAGTTTCCGGTCATATCCTTGATATAATCAAAAACAATTTGAACAGGTTCTGACTGTAAAAACTCACCTACAGCTTTAAAAATGATCCCAAGTTCTTCAAAAATATCATCAAAAAACTTGGTGAATGTGTCGGTCATTTTTTTCTGTATAGATTTGCCTTCGAGTTCGATTCCCATCAAACCGGAAACCAAATCGAACAATCCACCAATGCTTCCTATAAATCCACCAATGAATCCGGAAATCCTTTCCTGCATTCCGATTTTTCCGACATCTTTGCCTAAAGTTTCAGCCAACCCTTCAGTATCCAAAGCATTCATCAAACCGTCAAAGATTCCAAATATAATACCAATAGGTCCTAATACTTTCCCTATCCCTTTTGCAAATTGACCAATATCAGTCAGTTCGACCAAAAGTTTTAGTGGACCGGCGACAGCTTTTCCCATCCCAGCAGCAAACACAGCAAGACCCTTAAAAACTTTACCGATAGCACCTTCCGCAGAAAATGCTTTGGTTGCTTTGGACATACTGTCTAATATATCTCCACCTTTCGCCGCATCGGCTACCGCGCCGCCAGCCTTGCCTTCGCCCGGCAGTTCCATAAGTTTTGGTAGATTATCTGCTTCACCGGCAAGTTTACCTAATCGACTGTCTAATGCGGCGCCAGATAAAGCTTTACCGCCTTTCCCAGTCTGTGGACCAAATTTTGCTAGGAGAGATTCTCGGGAAGCTTTGATACTATCCGACATATCTCCGATAGCTTTGACGGATTTACCCATGTCATCGGCCATCGATGTGGCGTACCGCTCCAATTCTGGAAATTTTATAGATGTCTTGAACAGAGAAGTTTTCATTTTCTCGAAAGACTTTACTATATCATCAAAAAAACCCAAACCTCTAAGGCGAATTTTTTTAAGCTCCGGATCTACAATTTTTGGTGGTTTTTTACCATCAACGTCTGGCACTCTTGGTGGCTTTTTACCATCAACGTCTGACACTCTTGGTGGGGTTTTACCATCAACGTCTGACACTCTTGGTGGGGTTTTACCATCAACG